GGATGAGGATGTACCAAGAGATGCTAAGATTAGAATGGTTTGGTATAATGGATTAGAAACTGATAATATTACAAGTCCTACAGTTGCTATTAGGTTTGATTTAGCACCATCCGAGTTATATTATTCGACAAGTACATTAACCAATGCTACCTTATACGGTAAATTTTGGGCCAAGTATATTGATGAAATAACGGATAAGGACAGTAAAATGGTTATCTGTAATATGGCTTTAACTGCATTAGATATTGCAAATTTTAAATTTACTGACAATATATTTGTAGATGGCCATTTCTTTAGAGTAAATAAAATTATTGATTTTAATCCATTATCCGATGGATTAACAAAAGTTGAACTATTAAAGATTAAATCTTTTGCCCCATTACAGGAAGATGTGGTAACTGTTTATGAATCGTTTAGAAGTTTTGGAATAATAGATGGAAGTAAGGATGAGGTTAGGTCATTAGGTGCAACAAGTTTCTATAATATAATCGAGGGAAGTTTTAATAACGTAAGAAGTATAACCGCAACCAGCACTATAGGTAAAATAGATGGTGGCGAAAATATAATATAAAATGGCAAAAGAGGTAAGTTTAAAGATAGTTGCAGATGCGAGTAAAGCAACAGAAGCAGCGAAAGGATTAAAGCAACAGTTAAAAGAAGCTACAAAAGAAGCACAGGCCTTAGTAGCATCCGGAGATACAAGTTCAAAGGCATATAAAGAAGCAGCTAAACGAGTTGCTGAATTAAAAGACGAGTTACAAGATTTTAACGATGAGGTTAAGGCTTTAGATCCAGGACAGAAATTTCAAACTATTGCCGGAGTAGCAACAAGTATAGCTGGTGGCTTCCAAGCTGCTCAGGGTGCAATGGCCCTATTTGGTGCTGAAAGTAAAGATGTAGAAAAGGCCTTATTAAAAGTACAAGCAGCCACAGCATTGGCGCAAGGTATTGACCAAGTAAGGGAGTTTGGTAAATATTTTGGTTTAGCAAAAGATGCTATTGGTAATAGTATTAAATCATTATTTACTCTTAGAGGTGCATTAATAGCAACTGGTATAGGTGCATTTTCAGTTGCAGTAGGTGTATTAATAGCTAATTGGCAAGATTTAGTATCATGGATTGATAAAACATTTCCAGCATTAGGAGGTTTAGGTAATTTATTCGATAGAATAAAGAAAATAGCGATGGGCAGTTTAGGCTCAATTATTGAAAGTTTTAAAGTAGTTGGTGAGGTTATTGGTAATGTTTTTAAAGGTGAATTTAGCAAAGCAGTTGATGTTGCTGGAACTTTTGGAACAAGAGTAAGTCAGGCATACACAAAAGCATATATTGAAGAAAACAATAAACAGGCTGCTGAAAGAGAAGCTAAGTTATTGGAGAGTATGATTAAAACCCATGAAAGAGAAGTTAAGTTAATTGAAGCACAGGGTAAAGATAGTTATGCAGCAAAAAAGAAACTATTAGAAGAAGAATTAAAATTATTAGAATTTCAAAAAACTAAAGAGAGTAACGAGTATAAGGATAAATATCTTGAATTACAGATATTAGAGATAGAGCATCAAAAAAAGATTTCTGATATAAAGAAAAAAGCAGAAGAAAAAGCAACTGCTGATTTTTTTAACAATTTAAAATTAGAATATGAAAAACAACAAGGCTTAAATCAAATTAAAGAAGATGCTGCTAAAATTGATGAAGATAGGAATAAAAAAACTTTAGAAAATGTAACAGCTTTTGCTAATAAAAAAATAGAGATAGCAACTTTTGATTCCGAAAAACAGAAAGAAATAGTTGCCGAAACAAACAAACAAATATTTAATGAAGAAATAGCTATAGCAAATGCAAGATTACAAGTTGCATCTGATATTACAAATGGCCTTACTGCTTTAGGAAATGCTTTTATAAAAGACCAAAAAAAGTTAGAAAAATTTAATAAAGCAGCTGCATTAATTCAAATTGGAATTGATACTGCAAAAGCTATCTCAGCTTTAGTTGCTGCTTCAAATGCTAATCCAGCTAATGCGGTTACTTTTGGAGGTGCTGGAATTGCTCAATTTGGGGCTGGACTTGCTCAAATATTAACTAATATTGCAAAAGCTAAACAGATATTAAGCAGTTCAAGTTCAGGATCAAGTACACCAACTTTAGGCGGTGGCGGTGGAATCCCATCTGCAGGAGGTAGTAATATGCCACAAACAAATGCACCTGGTGGATTTACTTCAGATGTTAGTGGTCAAAGAGTAACTAATCAATCAGGAGAGGGTGCTAACCAACAAGGTCAATTTAGAGTTTATGTATTAGAATCCGATATTACTGCAACTCAGGATGGGGTGGCTGGTATTAAAAGAAAAGCAAAAGTAATGTAATATTTATACTTACAATTATGAACACATATTATTTAGAAGTAAATGAGAATGATGAAACAGGAGTAACTGCTGTTGCATTCGTAGATAAACCAGCCATTGAATTGAACTGGAAGCAATTTAAAAGTGATTTTGTAGTTGAGCCAAGACATGGCGAAAGTCAAGAAGAATTTGTTAGTAGATGTATAGGTGTTGAAGTAGGCAATGGTAAAGAAACAGATCAAGCTGCTGCTATTTGTTATGCTAAATGGGATGCTAAATCATTTAGCTTCCAAACTACCGACAAAGAACGTAGAATTGTAAGCGGTGTATTGATGTTAGCCAATACTCCTATCTATAGGAGGGATGAACAGAATGGCGAATATAATGTGATTTTTACTCCAGATACCATTGAAAAAATAGTAAATAAATTTTTTAAGCAAGGTAATCAAGCATCAGTAAACGGAATGCACAATGCAGATTTTACTATTGATGGTGTTTACATGTTTGAATCTTTTATCATTGATAAGTCAAGAGGTATAAAAGCACCAGAGGGATTTGGTGATATACCGGAGGGCAGCTGGTTTGGTAGCTTTAAAGTAGAAAATCAAGATATTTGGGATAGCTACATTAAGACCGGAGTATTTAAAGGCTTTAGTGTTGAGGGCATGTTTAATCAATCACTTACAAAAGCTGATAATGCTTATAGTCAGATGCTAAATTTATTGGATGAGTTACTTCTACTGGCACAAAATAAATAATTAAAATACTTACTATTAAAGACAAATATCATGTCAGACAAAAACAATTTATTAATCGAAAAATTTGAACAACTTAAAAATGTGTTTACAAGCACATTCAGCAGTCAATCTGCAGAAGTTGTATCAGAATCTTTTGCAACTGTTAAAACAGCTGAGGGGGTAGAATTAACCATCGAGGGTGAGTTAGCAGTAGGCTCAAAAGTTACAATGCAAGATACCAGCGGCCAATTAGTACCAGCACCGGAGGGTGCGCATACGTTGGAAGATGGAACTGTTATTGTTATACTTAATGGGGCTATCTCTGAAATAAATCCAAAAGCTGAAGCCCCAAGTGTTGAGGTGGAAGTAGAAAATAAAGGATTGGATTTTACAACACAAATTAATACTATTTCTGAGGTATTAAATTCTTTAACTGCAAGAATTGAGGGTATTGAAAAAACAGTAGCTGCTCAATCTTTTGCTAAAGTTGAAGATTTAGAAAGCATCAAAGAAGTAGTTACTAAGACTTATGCAGTAGTTGAGGGGTTAGTAAACACTCCAGCTGCAACAGTTGAAAATAAATTTAGCACTAATAAACGTGCAGATAAAATAAACGAATTAAGAAACCTATTAAACAACTAAGATCATGTCATTTGTAGTATCAAGTTTAACAAATTATACTAACGAGCAAAGCAAAAAATTAATCGCTGCCGTTCAGTTCAAAGCAGAAACAGCTGCATTAGCTGCAATTCAAACAGGTGTAAAGAGTGCTGCTGCTTTACAAATATTAACAGTTGATCCAGTACCTCAAGATGGTGCTTCATGTGGATTTAACGCATCAGGTACAACTACATTCACTCAAAGAACAATAACAGCTAAGGCGGTTAAGTTTGAAGAGATTATGTGTTTGCGTGATTTAGAAGCTAAATGGACACAAATTCTTTTAAGAAACGGTCAAAAATATAGCGAATCTGATGTACCATCAGTTATTATTGATGAGATTACTAAGAAAATCATGGCACGTTTAGAAACTGCGGATTGGCAAGGTGATACTACTTCTGGTAATGCTTACATCAAAACTTATGATGGTTTAGCTAAGATTATCAAAGCTGCTTCTGGAGTAGTTGCTGCAACTTCTTCTACAATTAACGAAACTAACATCCGTACAATTATGCGCGATATTGTTTCTAAAGTACCGGATGCTTTAAAAGGAAACCCTGAATATACTATCTTCTGCGGTTATGATACTTACACTACTTACTTAAATAAGATTAGTGCTGACAATCATTTCCACATGTTTGATGCTTCTGTTTATGGTGAGATGAGAGTTGAAAATTCACCATATAAATTAAAAGCAGTTCATGGATTAGATGGCACAAATGAGATTTATGCTGCTTTACCATCTAACTTAGTATTAGGTGTAGATATGGAGGGTGAAGAAGAAAAAGCTGCATTGTGGTATTCTCAAGATGATGACAATGTTAAGTATTCATTCCGTTTCCGTAGAGGCTGGCAGATTGCAATACCATCAGAGGTTATTAAATACGCTAACACTTAATTAACTAATTAATTTAACCTTAAAGCCCTCACCACCATAATGGTGGGGGTTTTTAATTAAAACATAAAAAACATGCCTTGTTTATTAACATCCGGATATACATTAGACTGCGCAGATAGCGTAGGAGGTATAAAAAAAATATACATCACAGAGTTAGCGAATAAAGCTTCGATAACTGCTGCAAGTGGAATTATAACAGCATTTACTTTAAGTGCTGGTAAAAAATTCTTCACTTATGAATTGCAAAAAGAAACTTCAAACTTAGTAGAAAACATCACTCGCAATAGTGTTAATGGTACTACATTTTATGAGCAAGTATTACAATTTACTATTCGCAAAATGGCTGCATCATTAAGAAACGAGATTAAGTTATTAGCACAAAATAACGTAATGATTATAGTATTAGACCGTAATGGCAAATACTGGTTATTAGGTGAAAACAACGGATGCGAGATGACTAATTCAACTGCTGCTACAGGTACTGCAATGGGTGATTTTAACGGATATACTTTGAATTTTCAAGGTATGGAAGAAGCACCATGCCAGGAAGTAAGCTCAGGATTAATCGCTGCCTTAACAGCATAACAAAAGTCTTTATCGTAGTTTAGGCTTTTAGCCCCATGTTGATGGCATGGGGTTTTTTTGTTACATAATACTATTGATTTATACTTACTAATATGATACAGATAACAAAGGGAACTACTAATAATGTGGCATTAACCTTAACAGAAAAATGCACATTAACAAGCCCATATTACTTATTTGTTTTTCAATCAGATGAAACAAGGAATTTATATAAGTTTATCGCTGCTGATACTTCTACCCATCCTGATAGGTATAATTTATTTGCTATTGTTGAAACAGATAGCAGTCCTGATCCTTTGGATGGTGAGATTGAGTTGCCGATTGTTGGATTTTATAAATATAAAGTTTATGAGCAAACCAGTTCAACTAACTTAAATCCGGCACTTGCAACTGGAATTGTAGAGGTGGGTAAAGTACAAGTAATTGACACACCAGCAGCAGATGACAAATTAAATAATACTAATAATATTAACTACGTTTATAATGAGTAGAGGTTTAAAAGGCGAATATAAAATTAGCCACATAGCATTTGAAAATCACAAAGTACCAGAATTTAAAGAGGTAAGGGGTAAAGATATAATTCTGTTTGGTGATAATAATTTATATCCGCAATACTTAATTGAATTAGTTAATAGGTCATCTAAGCATAATGCTATTATAACTGGTAAAGCTGCATTTATAACTGGTCAAGGTTTTGAAACTTCAGAAGATTCAGCTTTGCAGTCTTTTATAAATAACACTAATGGAGATAATTTAAACAAGGTATTGTATAAGGCTGCATGGGATTTAGAGTTATTTGGTGGCTTTGCTTTACAAATAGATTTTGGAATATTGGGTAATAAAATTGCTTTAATTAGCCATATTGATATATCTAAACTAAGAAAAGTTAAAGATGAAAGTATTATACTTTATTCAGATAATTGGGCATTAGGAAGCAGAGCAGAAAAGATAACTTATAAAGTTTGGGATGCAACT